CCTCTCCCGTCGGTATCGGTTGCTGCTGGTATTGGGCGGCCCAACTGTCATAGCCCATCCGAAGACGTTGACGTTCTATGTCCTCGAGCGACTCCCGTTCAGGATGCAGCACTTCACCCTCCTGCCGCTGATAGCTACGTTGCGCTCCGATTTTGACCTCCACATCGCAGGGTGAAATCGCTGGGAGAATCAAAGTATCCCACTGGTCCGGGCCCTGCAAAACGTGTCCGCACAGGTCCTCAATATGCAGCCGCTGCATTACAATTATGATTGCGCCATTTCTCTTCTCATCTAAGCGCGTAACAATGCTTTCTCTGTATACTTCGATGACCCGTTGTCGCTTACTCCTCGACGACGCATCGGATGATTTCAAGGGATCGTCGATAATAATGATGTCTGCACCGCGTCCCATCGGGACCGCATCGATACTTCCAGCCAAACGAAATCCGCCGGCTGTAGTGGCCACCTCGTACTCAGTGTTTTTGGTGCGGGAAATCCGCATGTGCGGGAATAATTTCTTATATTCGAGCGAATTGACAATGGTTCGAAATGCGTTTCCAAGTGCCACCGCAAGCTCATTGCCGTGAGAGATTACAATTACGCGCTTGCTCGGAGTATGTCCGAGGACGAATGCAACCCATAAGATCGACACCATTTCAGATTTAAGATGGCGAGGCGGCTCGTTCACCAGCAGGCGAGTGCTCCTTCCATCACTAACCTCTTCCAGCCAATATGCCAAGGCATCGATGTGCCAATTGGGCATCAGCTCCTTTCCGCCATTCAAAAGGGGGAAGAACCTCTGGACAAATGCTGCGAAATCTCGGCGACAGGCCTCATCGAGCGCCGCCTCGATTTCCGCATGTTTTGGCTGACGTGACGAGGGTATTGGTGAGTTTTGGCTTGTCATTGTTTTCGCCTCTTAGCTGTCGCTCGAAGAATCCCTGAAGAATCTTCAAGCTTCTTTCAGCTGACGTCGGGGTACCAACCATAACTTCCGATAGCTGCTGCTGATCATCTTCCAGAATCAATAAGAAACTTAGGGCCTTAATGTCACCGGCAATCGCTTTTTCGGCGAGGCGGCGAAAAGCGACCTCTCGCACGGTCATTTTTTTGCGTACACCTTTTGCGGTGATGGCGATCTTCTGCTCAAGGGTCGCTCGCGCCATCGACGCGGCGCTGCGCGATCCTTTCGGGCGACCTTTTGGATTCCCACATTTTCCAGCAGGGAATTGGCCGGAAATAGGGGGCCGTCCGTACCCGACTTTGTGTGTACCATTCGTGCGTTTTCTGGCCTTCATTGACTCGCCCCTGGGAGTGCTTAGTCCGGCTTTGCAATTCAATTACGAGCAAAAACCCGCATGGCAGCGAGTTCATCGAAAGTTTGTCCGGTGCCCTGGAGTATTGCCTCTTTTTTCGTAAGGTTTTGCCAACGTCGAATGGCAACATCGACGTAGGCAGCATCCAACTCCAGGCAATAAGCACGACGGCCGATTTTCTCTGCTGCGATGATGGTTGTTCCCGAGCCTGCAAACGCGTCAAGCACGACCGAACCACGCCGGGAGCAATCACGCATAGCGTCGACGACAAGCGCCAGCGGCTTGACTGTCGGATGCATGCTCAAATCGTCCATTCGTCCCGCCCGGAAGCTGTTTAGTCCGGAGTACTCCCAGACATTTGAGCGCGTGCGACCATTCTCTCCCAAGCCGAAGTTGTTGAGGTGCTGGGCTCGGCCGTGTTTGAAAACGAATACGAGCTCGTGTTGGCTGCGGTAGAAGCTTCCTTGACCGACGTTACCATTGATCCAAACGCAAATGTTCTTGGTTTCATCGTACACAGCTCGCGCTGCCAGCTGTAATTCCAGCGAATGCCGCCAATCCATACAAACATAATGAATGGCACCATCAATGCTGCTTGCCACACACAAACTGAGCGTTTGCTGAAGGAATGCCCTGTATTCGTCTGAACTCATTTCGCCGGACGCACAGATGAACTCACGATGCTTCGTGCGTCCTCTGCCCCCAACATGCCCAGTGATCCTGACATTATACGGCGGGTCGAGAAAGGCCATCTCGGCAAGTTTACCCCCCATCAAATTTGTGTAGTCTTCCGGGGACCGCGCGTCACCGGCCAATAAGCGATTCCCCCCGAGTACAAAAAGATCTCCGCGACGTGCGACGATCTGTCTTTCCAGCGATGGAATTTGATCTTCGGGAGTCGACCCGTCATCAAAGTCCGCGAATAAAGTATCGATCTCGTTCTGTTCAAAGCCAGTAATGCTGAGGTCCAGGCCGATCTCGGGGAGAGCGACTTCTAACTCTTGCAATTCTACCACCAGCAGTGCGCGGTCCCATCCTGCATTCTCTGCCAATTTGTTGTCTGCTAACATGTACGCGCGGATTTCAGTTTCCGACAAGTCGCGCACCCGGATGACCGGTACAGCTCGGAAGCCTAGGCTCTCGGCAGCAGCGATGCGACCAAAACCCGCAACGACCCTGTTTAATGTGTCGGCCACAATGGGATTGATGAAACCAAAGCTCGCGATTGATTCTGCAATCTGCTTGATCTGCATTTTCGAATGATAGCGAGCAGTCCGTCGAGAGCGGCGAAGCTTTTTGATGGGCACGATCTCGATCGCTGATCGTTCAGCCGAGCTACCACTTACCTTTGAAGCACCAGAACAAGTTTCAATTTGTCGAGACTTTGCCATTGAAAACCTCCTTCCGCTAGGTGCTGCTGCCCTTCCTGCCCCGCTTTTTCGGTTCGGATTTCAGCAACTCAAGATGCAGCCGTTGAGCGTAAGTTGTCAGGGGAAATATAGTGAACGTGCGACCTAGCCCTTTTTCCTGCCCGAGACCTTCATGGCGCACAAAGCTTTGGATCGTTTCGTAGTCGCAGATGCGACTTCTGATGAGATGCCGGTCGCCTTCGCTGGATACCAACACAAGATAAACAGAAGGCGTAACGCTCGGCATCATAAAGTGCAGCTTAAGTGGACGCTCGATTTGGGCTGAGTTCAAAAGAGCATGCCATCGTAAAATTTGCCGATGCTGCTTCTCGAGTTCAGGTCTGAGCCGCCGAAGTTGTGCAACGGCAAAACCTTGCGTCCAGCCATGCTGCATCATCTGAAGCGCCAACAGGATCGCAAACGACTCGTACGATGAGAATAAGTTTTCAGTACCCTTGCCAGGGCCGTCGTCACTGTGAAACGCAAAATTTGCGTTCTCTGCTCGGTTCGAGCCCTTCTTACGTCCGATTTGACGATCGAGATCAAGCAGGCGTCTTAATCTAGTGCGGGCTTCAGACCGAAGCTGTCGCGATTCGAGCTCTAGAACCCGACCGACCGCCTCATCGACCTGACTTCTCCGGAACATAGCGCCATTAAAGCAGGTCGCTGGCCCCTGGGACAATTGTAGCACCAAGATAAGTTTCAAATTTGTGTGATCGCCTTCAGCCGCGGCAAGTGGTCAAGGAGTGCAGCTGCGAGCTGTGGTTTGCGAACAGAGCAGCCACCGCGGACTTGCAATTCGGCGGAAACCGAGCATCCGTGCGCAGGCCAAATGTTAAGGGCCGGAACTTCCTGCTTTCAAGCCGCCAGAAGCCGAAAGATGGTCGATATACCACTCGACTTCTGCGTCGAAAGGAGCGTGTGTAGTGGCTGTAACTGGGCCGTAGCGCGCCGACCTACCCTCCCTCCCGCCCCGCCTGATCGCGGGGCTTGTGGCAGTGGCAGCACCTGATGCTGTCGCTGATATGAGGAGAGCCAGATGGCCACCAGGAAACCCAAATCAAAATCCGCAAAGCATATCGCCCGGACATCGCGACCGGCCCGGTCAGCCAAACGAAGCCTCATCCGGCCGAAAGCCGCAACGCCGAAGGGGGCCTCAGCCAAATCGGCCGGTGCCTCATCTAAGAAGGGGGCCGTGCTCGAACTGCTTCGGCAGCCAAAGGGTACGACGATCGCCGCTATCATGAAGGTGACTAATTGGCAGCCTCATTCCGTGCGCGGTTTCTTTGCCGGCGTGGTCAAGAAGAAGCTCAAGCTGAACTTGGTCTCTGACAAGGTCGGCGATGAGCGCGTCTACCGGATAGCAAAGGCGGGAGCTGCCTCATGACCGCGGGCCGGCAATCTTTGATGGCGGCACCCGATCCGGCCGTCGAGGCTGAGCTGGATCGGCTGCCTATGATGCGCATCGTGGATTTGCGTGGGCGCTATCGAGAGCTTTTTCGGACGGCGCCGCCAGAGGCGTTCGGCCCGGATCTGCTGCGGCGGAGCATCGCGCAACGAATCCAGGAGAAGGCCTATGGTGGCCTCTCTGCATCGACACGGCGCCTGCTCGATCAGTTGGTGAAGGCCGCAATGGCAAAGCCGAACGGCCGACTTGAACTGCCCCGCCGGATCAGGGCGGGGTCGGAACTGGTGCGGACATGGAAGGGTAAGAGCTACCGCGTCATGGTAATGGCCGATGGCTTTGCCTATGACGGCGAGAGGTTCGCTAGCCTTTCCGAAATCGCCTCGGAGATTACTGGCACCAGATGGAACGGACCGCGGTTCTTCGGGCTGCGATCCTCGTCGAACAAGGTGGACGCCAATGGTAGGTGAATCCAAGCTTCTGCGTTGCGCCATCTACACGCGCAAATCCACTGAGCATGGCCTGGAGCTGGAATTCAACTCGCTGGACGCCCAACGGGACGCCTGCGAAGCGTACATAAAGAGCCAGGCCTCGCAAGGCTGGAGAGCCCTGCCCCAGCATTACGACGACCCCGCCTATTCCGGAGGTAACCTCGACCGGCCGGCGCTGAAGGCGCTGCTGGCCGATATCGAAGCCCGCAAAATCGACGTAGTAGTTGTCTATAAGATCGACCGCCTCACCCGCTCGCTTGCCGACTTCGCCAAGTTGGTCGAGGCCTTTGATAACAGGTCGATCTCGTTCGTAGCCGTCACCCAGCAGTTCAACACCACCACCTCCATGGGGCGGCTGACCCTCAACGTGCTCTTGTCCTTTGCCCAGTTCGAGCGGGAACTGTCGTCCGAGCGGGTGCGGGACAAGATCGCCGCTTCCAGGCGCAAGGGCAAATGGACGGGCGGCACCGTCCCGCTCGGCTATGACGGCAAGGACAAGAAGCTCGTCGTCAACAGGACCGAGGCCGAGACCGTCCGGACCATCTTCCACCTCTACCAGGAGCTAAAGTCTTTCAGCAAGTTGGTGGCCGAACTCGATCGCCGGGGCATCGTCACCAAGCGACGCAACACCAAGATTTCCAAATACAACGGCGGCATTCCCTTTACCTACGGTCCCCTCGCCTATTTTCTCAAGAACCGCATCTATCTCGGTAAGGTTCATCACGGCGGCAAGTGGTTCGAGGGCGAGCACAAAGCGATCATCGATCACGCGACCTTCGACCGGGTTCAGGAGCTGCTCAAATCCAACTCCCAGGGCCGTAAGGTCAAACGATCCGACAGTGGGGCCCTGCTCCTGGGCAAGCTCTACGATGACCGCGGCAACCTCATGAGCCCGAGTTTTTCCGGCAAGAATGGTATCCGGTATCGCTTCTATATCAGCTCGGCGGTTCTACGGGGAAAGAAAGCAGCAGCAGGATCGGTGGCTCGCGTCGCCGCTGAGGCAATCGAGCAGGCGATAATTCAAGCCTTGCGTGCCCGAACTCCGGACCCAGAGATAGACAATTCCGAACTTCTGAGTCGCCATCTCCTGCGCGCCCAGATCGGCAAGAGCGAGGTAAAGCTGTTCCTCCGAGTGGATGACGCGCGAGAAGCTGCGCAATCGATACCCGGCCGGGAATTGGTCTTGGTGGATTCGGTCGTGAACATTCCCTGGAGTCACACGGGCCTCCAGCCCGCCCCCTCCCACCAAAATGGGACCCACCTGTCCGAACAGCCCGACCAAAAGCTGATCCAGGCGCTTGTAAGAGCTCATCGTTGGGCTCACTCGCTTGCGAGAGGCGAATTCGGTTCGGTCGAGGAGCTTGCCAGCGGCGCGAACCTGCATCCCAAGGTCGTCAGGAGCGAAATTCGGATGGCGTTCCTGGCGCCAGAGATCACAGATACAGTTCTGACGGCCGGCTGCTCGTTCGGTCTGGCTGATCTACGAAAGATCGCGGCGCTGAACTGGCAAAAACAGCTTGAGGAACTACATCGAACGTAACCTTCGGACGCCCCTGCCGGTCGTGAAAAAATCCGAGCTTGATGTTCGTTTAATGATTTTCACCCCATACTCAACTACCTTCTCGTTGAATTAGGAGCAAGCCCTCGGATCGACAAGGATGTCGATGGCGGGCGAGACCGTTCCGACCGCCATTACCGCAACCACCACATCAAACTTCGCACGCATTGCGATGCAGTCCCCCTCCTTCGTTTCCACGGGGTCATCGATCAGATCTCCATTTTCACTGATACGCGTGCGCGCAAAAAAGTTTACCGCGTAGGGCCAATCGCGCCGAAGTGGCGCCGGGATGGCGTTGGCAGTTGCCTCCGCCGCAAGGAGGCATTTGT